TACGTCGACAGAAGGACCCGTTCGCCCGCACAGGAACGCATTTCCTCACGTCCAATTTCCTCGCCCCTCTCCCTCTCGCATCGATACAGGCGATCCTGTGTGTTCTGGTGGTGTGTTATGCATCGTTGCTTTACTTCACCCTTCCAAACTCTCAATCCCATTACTCTCCCCTCATGCTAGATTCCCACAGCGCCCATCTGCTCTGCTGTCTTAATCGCTAATAGACCGAGGTTCTGCATCTTGGTCATGCAGGCCAATCGGTACGGTTCGGTCCAGTGTTCCATGCTCTCTGATAGCTCTATGAAGTCGCCCACACTGATTGGTTCGAGGTATCGCGTTATCAGTCGCAGTATGTGCTGGTCTTCTGTGTTCAGGGTGATAGCTGGTGTGTGTTCGTCGTCATACGCCATCTATCCACCCTTATAAACTGCCGTTACGAGCCTGATTTACCAGTTGCTCTAATTGTGTTTGGTTTAGTGGGTCGGCTGGCTTGTCTTTTCGCTTTGACTTAAAAGTCAGTTGAATATTGTTGTAAACAATCGAACCCGGAACTGTTTGCATCACTCCACAATTGTTTAAAAACTCCCCAAAAGGTGGGCAGTCCTGTTCAACATTCAGCTCTACATCTTCGACTTTTGAAGCCTTTACACATTGAATCATTTGCTCAAGTGCCTCGATTACTTGCTTTTTACACGCCTTCTGTTTCTTCTTTTCGCTGATGCCAATTGCCGTCATCACTCCCCCTTATCCTTAAACCACCACACCACAAACCACTCTATGAGGCTGGGAAGTATCCACCAGAGGATGACCTGCCATGTGATGAAGCTGTATCCGCTTCTCTGTTTCGCCAGTTCTGAACGCACTTCACGCCGCACATTGCGACGAAATCGTTTTTGGTCTTCGATGTCTGCATACTTACGGGCCGCCTTGATAGCGAGTCCGAGTATCTGAGATTGTTCTGAAGCGTATCGCCCCGCTGGGATTTCATCTTTAGCCGCAGAACACATCCTGATGTATTGGTCATTCTTCAGCGCTCTCTCATAGAGTCCATGAGGGTCGAGCGTTGGTTGTTTCTTCTCTATCATTACAGCCCCATTTTCTCCCACGGAATGAACGGATCAGCCCGCCCCGGTAATTGAGCAATATCAACCTTTACCCCCTTCACACAGATAATCAGACCGTTGATCGCGCCATTGAATACAAACCAAGACGCAACCGGCTTTTTACCCATGAACGTTAGATGTAGATCACCCCCAATCTGATTGATTGTGAAATCCAATTCGCCGCCGCTTGGATGCCTGATGATGTAGTCGCCTACCTTGATATCTTCGCCTTTGAGCAGGCCCGTAAAATGATTGACTATCTCTGCTGGAGTCATTCGCCTGTCTCCTGATAACGGTTCCAGAAATCAGCCATCTCGACCGATCCCAGATAGCCTGTGCGTGCAATCTCGCTGCCATCCGGCCTGACCATAACAAACACAGGCACGAACGTTACGCCGTATTTCCGCACCAGATCGAGGTTCTGGTCGTAGTCGATATATTGGATTTCCGCGCTACTGTTCCCGCCGATATTCCACCCTGACGCCTGCAATGTTGGCACTTCGTCACGCTTCCAGATCGAACACGGACCGCACCAAGTAGCGGTAAACATCAACATTCTGTTCTGTGGGATTGCCTTGACTGGCTTTGCTTCCGGCTTGCATTGGCAGTTCTCGCACTGGCAGGGAGTAACGCCTTTACAATCGCAGGGTTTTGCCTCTATTGGCTTGTCAGCAGCGAACATACTCCACTCCCGGCAATAACCAACAGAGGATACAAAACACGCGATTATCAGAACTGTGTACCTCATGCGAACATACTCCACTCGTATTCACGCGGCTTGATTTCTTCCATGTCAGTCAGTCCGATTGCGACAGTGTAGTTATCCCTCAACTTCTGGCTCATCTCGCGCTCAGTCCATGTGAAATAACCGTTATCGCCCCAACTCGTACCCCATGAATTAGCGACCTTGAAAGAGCTTCCCTCAGTCTCGACGATTGCGACAGCATGACCACCGCCGCCCCATCTCACGCCGATATTGATCCCACCCATACCGCCGTCAAGCCAGTTTCGCACGTCGTCAACTGTCTCCATGCGTCTTGCTGTTTTGAGTCGATAAGGTTTCGCCGCTTCGTATTGAGCCTGAGAGATTGTGTATGTGTAGCGGGTAGGATATGGGTAAAGTTCTTCAGGACAGATTCCACGATTCTTTGCCAGTTCTGCACCACCGCTGATCGTGCTCCCCTGGTCGCCTCTAATGCCGTCAATGTGTTGCGTTCCGATATATGCAAACCAGCGTGAAAGCTGTGTGATATCGCCTTTGCTGGCGTTGTAATACGCTATCTCGCAGACCGTTGAGAGTGCGTTTCCTTGGCAGGAACCAAACCCATTTTGATCCTCAATGCGTAGCCATTCAGAAGGCTTTGTCAGCACATCCTGAATCGGTTGGTAATCTCCATAAGTGAAAGGCGTACCAACCTCAAGAGAGTCAATCCAAGCCTGATTTTCATCATCAATCAGCCAGCCCAGCTTCTTGCCATCGGGAACCAGATCAGCCATTAGCGGCCTCCAGTCCCTTGATGATCTCGTTCAGCGTGTAAATCATCTCGCTTGAATCTGTAATCGGCTTAAATGTCTTAATCTGCCATTGGTCGTATGATTTCCAGCGTGTAGCTGCTGTTGAGTCACCAGCGAAGACGCCTTTGACGCTCTCCAGAAAATCCTGATTGATTCGGTCGGCATCCCATCGCAAAGCACCCGACTTAGATACAGTCAACTTCATGGCACCAATCAACCGTGCTAATTCTTCCGGCTTATACTCGGAATCTTTAACAGCTTGATACGCTTCCAGAGCCACCCCTTGCAGGTCTGGGACCACTGGCCCCGGTGGTTTTGGCGTGTCTCCCCCGTTTGGGTCGATGTAACAACCACCCAGCAGCAGAACAGAAAGCAGCAACAGACTACGCATCCGGTTTGGTTTCCTTGTTGATCACCATCGCAGTGATGGTATTCAGAGTTTCCTCTGCCTGCTCGTAATCCTTACAGGAGACTGTCAGATGCTTAACCGCTGCCATGTCATCTTCGAACGTGCTCGCCGGCTCAACCGCTCCCCCTGTGGACTTGGCAGCGTATCCGACACCACCAAGCCCAGCGAGGAGAGAGAGAACTGCCTGAGCTAATACAGCGATGTTCGAAGTGTCCATGTTCAACGCCGCATTGAGCACATAGCCACCGTTCGCAACGGCACCCGCGCCAGCAATCGCAGCAATCCAGGGGCACCACGCTTTAAGGTTTTGCATTGTCTTTGCCCCATCGACGTAATGCGTCAATCACATATCCGGCACCCAGACCGACGAAAGCCGCGACCATCTGATTGTCGAAGTGCATCACCTGCACCTTTTCCATGATCGCCACGCCGCCAACGGTCAGACCGTAAATGACAATATTGGTCAACTGCTCTGCTGTGTCGGAGTGAATCCACTCCCATTTGCCGGATACGACTTTTTTTACCTCTGTCATCTCACCACCTCGTAAGGGTTTATATGTGCCTGCTCGCTTTAAGGTTCTCGAATGAGACACACCGGGCATTAAAGCCCTGAGCAGGCTTATTTCGTTCTCTCAAGTATCCTGATTCGGTTTTCGTGGTCGTTCTGGACCTTCTCCGCAGTCTCAAACCGTCTTAATGCTGCTTTATTCTGTTCAAGTAGTTGCGTTCCGATTTGCTCCATACGAAACATCCACGCTGTAAAAGCTGGGACACCGACAACCACCAGACCAACTGTGATTCCAACGAAGATTTTCTTGAAAATATCTATCACGACATCCGCAGCCCATACGTAAAAAAAGCACCAGCAAAGTTAATTCACTGGTGCAATTTTAATTGATCGGCTGCGGTTTTCGGTTCGCTTAGTTCTCGTCGTTTGGAACTTTGTCTGTATTCAGTAGATCTAATCGACTTTTTTTGAATGTCCGCTTACCTGTAATAGGCGTGCGACTCTTCGCACCACACTTTTCACACTCCCAGACTCGTTTTATTTCGAGTGTTCGGTTCTCTTCGTCGTTCTTTCGACGCAAGTAGTTCTCTATGTAAAAGCATTGGTGGATGTAGCAGAACGGTTTTTCATACGGCACCGCGCTCGGTGGCATATCCGCTATTCTCATCTGGTCTGGTTCCTTGACCATGATTGGCTCCCTATTTATTCAGCCTGTTTATATCCTGATCGTTTATCCATTCGAGATTGTGAGTGAAAACTGGATGCACGCTCCCCGGTTCCATTGCTTCATCACATTTTGAATACAGCTTTGTACCTTCTGGCTGCTCTGGTAGATACTTCAGATTATCTTGCCATACCAGATCGCAGAGCTGATACACATATCCATCGTTATTCCTACCGATTATTAACTTGTCCCTCATGATAACCCTGATGAACAGTTTCTCGCCGCCGGTCCATGAGTTTTTGAATTGTATTGTTTTCAGTTCATCTGATGGCATTGTTACTGGCTCCCTGTCAGTTATTCCCAAACTTAGGAGGCTTCACAATCGGCACCTCCCACTCTCCCTTGTAATCACGCGGACACAATACGCCGCGCCGCCGTAGAAAGTCCTCTGGAGTCCAACCCTTGCGGATCTCGTTACACCGTTCCGCTATCTCTTCTGGTGTCGGGTCAACTGCTCTGTTGGGCATCTCTTGCATTAGTGTTGGCTCCTATTATAGCAGGGTGTTAAGGGTTAGTCTGTGGGATTCAATTTAATTTGCTACTCGTTCCAACTACGGTCTGACGGGTCAACGTCCGACCTGATCGGTCCTTCGAAACGAAGCCGTTCAGGAAGCCCCATTTCCTTCCTGAGTTGTTTTACCCGGTCCCGGCATCTTGCCCTTGAAACATTATTCGGGCCAAATGGAATCTCAGGCTGTGTATTAGCACCATCGTCTTTCACTACTCACCGCCTTTCAGTATAAATTTACCATTGACAAATTCGCCGTAGCCTAGACGGATACACTCGGATTGAATGTAGTCTTTCTGCCGGTTGATCCTGCGGCATTCCTTGCAACGTGGCTTCGATCTTCCGATCCATTTTCTTCTTTTGCAGTCGCGGCATGTCTTCAAAACCATTTCCATATCACTCCACCTTCCCTGTATGTGTGTTAGAATTGGGTTTCTCGCTCATTATGTTTTCTCTCCTTTATTTGATTGTGTAATTAGATGGATTGGTTATGCGTCTTCAACTTCGTATTCTGCTTTTCCATCGTGGATCTGAAACAACTTGCAGATGTGGCCCCACACATGAGACAGGTCAACCACTTCCTCTGGTTCTCCTTCCAGATCATCAAGTGATATCGAAACAAACTCTGGTGACCTTTCGAACGCTTCAGTGTCTCCATACCATTCCATAAATTGTTTATCAATCAGTGTCTTGCAATCGTTTCCTGACATTATTTCTATCCTTCCTTTTGATTGTGTAACTGTTCCCGTATATCTAAAACTACTCTTTTGGAGGACACCTGCTTTATGATTCGCTTCAAATACCGCCCTCGCAAATCCCGCTGGCGTTACGCTTCGCAGATTCGCACGTTCCGCCCCTGGTGGCATTAGATGCATTTTACTGCCTTCCGTTGGTTCCACTGGCTTTGGTTCCGGCATCATGAATCCGTTGCCAGTCCAGAGACATGTCTTCTTTGTGTATGCGTCCCCTGGTGGGTTCAGGTAGCCGCCGAAGTCGCACGGGTTGAATGTGTAGTCAGGCTTCCTCCAGTAGCTTGCAATCGTACTGACAGGGTTCTCCAGAAGGTATGGCACTCCAATCGCCTCTGCTATCGACTGAGCGCGACCGAATAGAGACGTTCCCTGGTTCAATGCTCCCAGCCCTTTCGATTGAAACCAACGCGCACCACTGACAGCCAGGTTGGTACAGTCGGTAAACGCAAACACTATCGCATATTCTTCGCCGTAGGGAGGAATCCACATATGCAGGTCAGCCCCGACATAGGTTATATTGCCATCCCTGGTCTCTCCTGGTGGATGCTGCCAGTCCAGACAGACGCACTCATAACCGGCTTCTGCCCACGGCTTGACCATCTCACCAGTTCTATCACACAGACTTAGAACTACCATCAATTCCCCTCACACATAACCAGATACAACTGTGTTACCAACTCCGGTAAACGATCTAATTCCACCACTGCCAGCCATTGCTTTTTGTTTCGACGATGGAACACCACCGGCACCTCTCCCACTCCTGCGTCCCTGCTGGCCTGTTCAATCGCCGGGTAAAGGCTCAGAGCCTCGGTTCGCTTGCACTCGATGTGAAGACCGTCGATGCCCACAACGTCGCGACCGTCGATCCCGTTGAACTGCTGACCGCGCCTGCACTCTACGCCGAACAGCCTTGAAAGCTCCTTTGAGAGTTCACGCTCTCCCACCTTGCCTTTGTTTCTCGACATCCTGCCCATTTACTTCTCTCCTGTTGTTGTGTTAGAAGGACATGGAATCTCAGGCGAACATGCATAAACCGCCGCCACCACTGTCGTACCTGACTCCACAGCGAATCAGCTCCAATATCGTGCTGTCCGGAAGTGTCTCTGCCTGTTCCTCGGTGACATCCAGATAGAATTCGTCGTGAGACGCGCCGCACACCATATCCCTTGTACCCGGAAACAGCTCGTCAAGTAGCAAGAACGCATGTATGTCCGGTCTCAGACTTCGCTTGTTCTCAACCTTGTCAAACTCCATGTACTCATCGCCTTCCACATCAATTGCTTCCCATCGCTCATAAATATCCATCTCAATTCATCTCCCTCATTTCCAAACACATACGGTAATAATCTGAGTCACGGCTTACGTTCGCCATGCCCTTCCACTCTAGCCAGCCGAGTACGGATTGGCCGGCACAGTACCGCAACTCCTTAAGGTTGAACTCGTCTTGCGGGTACGGGTTCAATACGCTCGCTTCCTGCTGAGACTTCCACCACTTCGCGTACAGGCAACAGATTGTGAACTCTATAGGGTTCTGACCGTGGCCCCACGCTAAATGCACAACATGGTTGACTGTGATCAGATTAGACCACTCGTCGATTCGCCCGATATTGTGGAATATGTGGTGTGTGTCTAGCTTCCTGATACGCCTGCTGCCAAGTTGGACACACTTCAATTGTGCTTCCCCCGATAGATGCTGCCACACTTCGCAACCGCTCCCGAAGTGAGAACGGTATTCATCCTGCAGAGGCTTGTTCGCGTATAGTTCTTTACTCATTAGAAAGTCACATCCTCTTCAGGTGTTGAATTCGCTGGAGGTCGGTCGTAGAACTTGTCCGCTTGGCTACGTTCTCCGCCTTCGTCCTTCTTGCCCAGCATGGTCATGTTTTCCCCTACCACTTTCAGCTTGCTGCGTTTCTGGCCGCTCTCTTTATCGTCCCACTGATCCAACTGTAACCGCCCCTCGATCAGTACCGATTTACCCTTGGTTAAATACTCGCTCGCTACCTCTGCGGTTCGGCCCCACAGCGTAACGTCCACAAACGTTGTTTCTTCTTTGCGGCTGTTGCTCGCTTTGTCGAACCATGAGCGGTTCACAGCCAGACCGATTTCAGTTACTGCACTACCGCCTGGTGTGTGTCGCAAATCTGGGTCACGGGTCAGGTTGCCGATTAAAATTACTTTGTTAAAACTCGCCATTAGATTTGACTCACTTTCTGTTTAAAGTCTTCCACTTGTTTTGGATTTTTAGCCAGCATCCCTAACACTGCTGCCTGGTACGCTCGCTTCTTCAGTGCATTCTCTTTGGTCTTCGCTACTAACCCGTCCACGAATTTCACACCATGCGGAAGTCGCAAGGAATCCATGAGAGCAAGTAGGTAAACCATCCCTTCTTTCTTGATTTCTCCGGCTTCGTACATTTCAATATCCTTCACAGCAAGCCGGATACGTGGAACTGTGAAGTCGTCGCTGGTTATCTCCTGCCTGACTTCGGTACTCGCAACGTAAGCACCGAACAGCGCCACTTCTGTCTGTTCAACTCTGTTCATCGTTTCTCCCTTAATTCAAAGCGCAATGTGTCCTTACCCCGCTCTTATTTTCAGTCGCAGCCATTCCGCCCGTAGGCTCCCTCACGACTCAATCAGTTCCATTGCACCCGCCACGGCATAGTCACGCCGTTATTCATGTTTTTCACACATACGGCTTTGGGTGTCTGATTTGTTCGCATGACCTTTGACGCCTCAACGTACTCGGTAGCCATGCCGTTTAACCGGGTGCCCTATCTGTGGGCTATCGCAGTAGTTCTCTCGGAACGTCTTTAACTTTCCGCTTCCAGTCGAAATCATCCTTCGGCATGAATGGCAGATCCCTTGGTGGTCTGTATCCATGCTCCCGAAAAAAGAACGCTTCCGCCTGGCTGAATGTCTTGCCGGAGTTTTTGAAGCGGTAATACATGCTCGTCCATTGCTTCTCCGTGTCGCTTCGTTCCTGCCGGTGTTTCTTCTTCGTGATTCGTCCGGTCTGCTTCTTCAGTTCCCCGTTTTCCTGTACGACCATCCGAACAGATTTTGAATGCTTATGGTTGCAGCTAACGCAAACCGGCCCAGTCATCCTCACAGCACCGCAGGCAGGACACACGATAGGCTCAGGCTCTTTCCCTTCGCTCATCTGGTCTAATCTGGTGTTCGTAATCGCGGCGTCTGAGAGCTTCCACAGGCTCTGCCAGTCGCGGTTCATGTTCGGGCTTCCGTGTCTCCAGAAGTTGCCGCCGTGGTCCTGTATAATCACCTTGTCGAGACTCTCATGATTCCGCAGCACTCGCCCGACCGTCTGTAAATAGCTCAGCAGTGAACCAATCGGAGTCGCCAGAATGCAGTGGAACAATTCCGGTATGTCAATTCCCTCACGCAACACGAACCGATTGCAAATTACGTCGATGCGTCCGGCCCGCAGATCGTCAACCACTTCCCGCCGTTTCTCTGGGGATGACTGGTATTCCTCACCGTCCCGATACACGTTGTTTCCGTCGATGTGTGCGGCTCTGATGCCCTGTTCCTCTAACTGATTCACAAACCATACTGATTCCTTCACGCCGGGAGCGAACAGGATCGTAGGCAGCCTGTCAGGGTTCAGACGGTTGTAATAATCAACCACTCGCCCGACGATGGATTGTGTCCAGATCTTGTAAACCCGTTCTGCTATCTGGAATTCCCCGGTTTTGTTTCGCTTGACCTTCTTTAAATCCGGTTCGTCTGGTGCGTAAACATGGCAGGGGAGATGCGCCCCGCAGTCCCGCAGGTCTCGATTGGTTCCGGCTACGATCAGCCTGTTATACAGATCCCCGATTCCCAGCGGAGTCGCTGTCAGACCGATGTTGATTGCCCCTTGTTCCTCATGGATCTTGAATATCTTGCCCGCTGTCGCCGCCTTCTGCATGTGGGCCTCATCCCAGAGAACCAGCTTCGCATGATGCAGGTTGCGTTGTTTCTTTGTGAACACCCTGGAACGCTCTGTCGGCACGCTGGCGATCTGGATTTTCGCGTCGAGGTTTTCATGCTGCCACATCTCAGCGGCCCGCACGCCGTAATCTATGCCGTATGCGTCCATCGAATTCATGAGCTGTTCGATCAGCATGTTACGGGTCGCGTACAGAACCACAGACCAATCCCGCTGTGCTGCGTAGTCCATCATTTCGAACATGCAACGCGACTTCCCGCCACCTGTGGGACTCGTGAAACAGAGCTTGGTTTCCCCCGCTTCTATTGCGCTGAATGTCTCCTGTAAGCCTCTTGCTTGATGTGGCCAGAGTGCGCTCATTCGCTGGCCCTCCATTTACCAAACTTCTCAGAAAGCTGTTTCAGTATTTCCATGCACTCATTTCTAGTTTTTAAGTCACCGGTATAGTTTCCGATTTCATCAAACTTTCTTGCGAGTTCGTAAAGCACATCCTGTATACTTTCTTTTGAGTAATCGCAGCCGACTTTTCTTAGACTGGTTGCATCTAGCAGTTTGACCCCTCTAACTGGTTTATTTTTCGTTCCAGACGGAAGCCTTACCCACTCTGCACGTCCAGCCTTTATCAGTTCAATGATTGCTTTTTCTGTTTCGTGTGCAGTCTTAAACATCTTGGAATCTCTCTGGGCAACACGAAGTGATACTTCGCCACCCTTGCTGTCGATAAACTCAATAAGTCCATCCAGATCTATAATCACCCTTCAGCCCTCCATGTCTTCAAATCAGCATCCAACGTCTTTACCCTGGAGACACAAACCGCGTGACCTTTTTTACTCTTGACGAATCCTGAACGCTCATCGATTTTGCGTACCAGTTTCCCGATTAAATCGTCCAGGGATTTCTCATCGAATTTGGTTCGCTGTTCACTATCCTTTTTCGGCTCGGAAATCTTCTTTGCAGCCCCGCTGACCGACTTGTTGAGCGTCTGCCGTAATTCCTCTGCCTGCTCGGTTTCTCCCTCAGCTTCCAGCTCGTCAATCACCTTGACGACTTCAGCCGCCTTGTCTGCCGTTCTGCCCTTCATTCCGACCTTCGCCGCTGCTAAATCGCTAGACCTTCCAGATTCTTGACCCTTGTGAAAATTTTCACTAGGGTCTGTTGGCTTTCCGGTTTTCATCCGAATTGCGGCCCGTTCTGCCTCGATTTCCTTGAGGAATTGGAACTCCCTGGCCTTGACTTCAGTGCTCTTTTCTCGCTGCCGGTTCGCCTCGATTATCGCCTCTCTGATGTCCAGTTCATCGGTCAAGTCAAACCGGATTAGTACAGGTACTTCTTTCAGCCCTAAAATCTTCGCTGACTGGTTCCGAGTATGCCCGGAAATGATCACGTTATCGCTAGTGATTACGAGTGGTGTGATGATCCCCTTTTTGCGGATTGACTCGATCACTTCTTCGTTTTTCTTGTCCCCGTAAATCTCGATATTCATCAAATGGTTTTTGAGATTGTTAGGATCTACGTGGTTGTAAATGTTCTTCATAAGTTCAATCCTCCCTCATGTTGTTCATCAAGGCTTTTGCACATTGCCTCTGCCTGTTTAATGTCGTCGCAGATTATGAATTTCCCGAATGGGACCAACTGTTTTTCGTCTCCAATATCTTTGACTATTGCCCTTTCGTTTTCTTCGTTCTCCACTTTTTCGAATCCTGTTAAGTAGCCGGGATACCACCAGCCGTCAGTTGCTACGAATGCACATGGATTGTTCATTTCTCGCTCGCTTCCTTAATTGCTTTGACTGCTGCTGCGTTGGGTTTCCACCAGAATGTTTTCTTTTCCTTCGTCGTCACTCCCTTGTATGCCCCGTATTCGAATCGCTCCAGAACTTCGGCTTTCATTGGGGGGAGCGAATAGAGGTAGCGTCCGATTCCCCATTGCACCGCCGCCCGTTTCATGGCATCCGAGAGACCGCCTTTAAGGGCTTCGATCTGGGTATCCTTTGCGCCGTCCCATTTGGTTACGCTCCCGACGCCCTCAATGCTGATTGTGATCCCGCAGAGCTGGCCCCCTTTCCAGTCGCGGAATTCGTTCCACCAGAACACCGGCGTGCAAACCTCATCTAAGCGGTCCTGTATCGCTCGTGCCGTTACGTAAGGTGCAATCATGGCCTGAATCCCGTCGTACTCCATTACTCGCAGGGTACGCCATTCCAGATCCTCAAATGCAAACGGTTTCGCCAGTGCTTTGAAATCAATACTCATTAAATCACCTCTCCTAATGCGTCGTTATCTGATAACCATTTCATTCCCGGTGTGTATTCCTGAATGTCTGCTGCCAGTGGTTCAGGCCATACGTTCGACTCGTGACATTTCGCAATGTCTTCCAGTGCTTTCCGAACATCCCGCCGACCGACTTCCCGCACATCGTCAGATATCTTGTGAACCGCACAGCGGTATGGTTCCTGGTTCTCTACTGCGATATACAGGAACGGAATATCTGCGTCAGTCTCTAGATAATCCTGAACGCCCAACTCATAGAACGCTGCTGAATGGTGGTAGCCGTATTCATTCACGCCCTGATAAAAGAACTTTTCAGGTGCTGCGTTTCGCGTGGTCTTCAGGTCGCAAATCGCGTCAGACTCTAGCCACATATCGAGCCGGATCTTGCAATCTAACCCCATGTATTCAAACTGAATTGTCTGCTCACTTCGCACCGTCTGTTCCAGTAAGGCAACCGCCAGCGGATTAGATTCAAACGACTGTTTCATGAGAGTGAGTTTCCGTATGTCGGAATCTCCAACCGGCTCCAGCCCTTCCGCTTCGCATTCGGCTTTATATTCCTGATATGCTTTTAACCGTTTGTTGCCTTCGTATGGTTCAGCCCAGAGTTGTTTTCCCTCAATCACCCATGCGTGAAAGAGTCGGCCAATCTGAAACGCTGGCTTGTCGGTGTCCGGTTCGAACTGATTGAGGACATACTTTTGATAGTACGCCCGCGCACCGTACCGAATGAAATACTTAAGCGCCGTCGAACGTATCCCCGGTAACAGGTTGTATTCTTCCTCGCTCATTGTTTCTGGTGGTAATGTCACACGCCCCCCAATCTATAAACAGCGACATCATGATTGCTCTCTGTTAAGTCCAGGTAGTACGGCTGGAGTTCGACTTGCACGAATGCGGGAAACTCGTCTACGTCCAGCGTTGATATCTCCAGTCGATCCGGCGGAAGGTGTGAAGACTTCAGGGACGTTGTCGATCCGTCTGGATGCCGGTCGTTCTCTGGCTCTGTTCCCTTCCAGTACGCATCTCTGAGTAGTTCGCGTATCATGAGAGGTTATGCTCCTTCATAAATGCTTGCAGGGCTTCATATCGCTCCTTAACCATTGCGGCAGCAGTCTCGACAACATCTTCAATATCTGACAAGCGGAATAGTTCGTCTTCCCATGCCTCCGCCGCTTCCAGGTCATCGATTAGAATTGCATATTCGTTACCTACATCTCCCTGGTAGAGAACGCAATCGATGAACGCATCCTTGATTTGACCTGATTGATTTAAGTACCAGACGTTTTCACTGTCTTTAAATTTAGGATCGCTCATTAGAAAGGCATCTCCACTTGCTGCTCACGTTCTCGCTGAATCTGCTTGTATGCTTCTTCAACCCCGAACTGGTAAGTGCTAATTCGGTCGTATGCTTCTTTAAGCAGGCCTTCGTATACATCACAGTCCATTTCATGCTTGTCTAAGACAGTCTGGTGGTCAGCCTGCGAAACGCACCCCTGTAACTGTTCTTCCAGTGCGAGGTTTTTATCCTTGAGAATCTTGAACGACTGCGCCCACTTGTCGCCTTCAGTTTTCAGTTCTTCCCTCAGCCCCTCAATAACACGCTGCTGCTCTGCTATCTGTGATTCGAGGGAGGGGGGAGACAGAAGAGCGGCGATTTTCGGCAGTGCTGCATTGATTTCGGGAATGTCACCATAGTTATTGCGGTACTCTCGTACTGTGAATGTGTTTCGGCTATTTGGCATACCTTGTGGTTCATAACTGATCTCATCTGCCTTAACGAAATACCGTATTGGATGATTGGAATTTTCGAGGAATTCAACTGACTGGTCAGTTACCTTGATATCCATAACGTCTGTGAACGGTTTCAGTACCTCCTCCACCTGCTCCTGTAGTGTTGGCTCGGATAGGAGGGTGATTAGATCGCGGATTGCTGGATATACATGTGAGTGCCATGTGGCTTCATAATCTTTGCTTGCTGCATGTATTTGCAGATCCTCTATCAGTGCACCATTCGCAGAAGCCACTAATGAAATTGGCTGACGCGGAGCACCCGGCATCAGTATCAATTTTTCTGAATCTGAATATGTGCTCCATCCTCCCATTCCATGTTTCTCCAGCACATCCCTTACTTGTTCCTCTGTTATGTTCATGACTCGCCTTTCTGAATTGGTGGGAGGTTCATAATCTGATCCGAAATCTCTGTGACTTCCCTTGGTGTTGCGTTTGAAATCACGTCGTTTGTGATCGGAGTGTCGTAACAGGGTTCACCGTCAAGCATGACAGCCACTTGATAAAGCCCGTTGTCCTGCTCGAAGGTGTTGTCGTATTGAACGACTGATATTCCGTAGCCGTTCGAGTAGGTGTGTTCTGCGCGATACCCGCCGCCGCCAAGACGGTCAAACCGCTTTAATTCCAGAACCTGCTTTACTTCGATAATCTTGCTCATTCCTCACCTTTCTGAATGATTTTGCAAAGCTCGCTCAATGCCGGTTTGATACTCCCGAACCAGCAAATGTTTAGCCCCTTATCCCTGATATCACGGGCGCGGAACTTCTTCAGGTATTTCCAATGCTCACCGCAAGTCCTGTCTTCAATTGTGAATCTGACATAGCCGTCTGCATTGATAGTTGTTGTGATTCCGAATTGATCGATGTCGAGTTCATCCGGCTTGACGAAAAAGCATTCATAATCGATGTTGTGCTTAATCAGGATTCGCTCGACCACATCGGCGTCAATTACTGCTTGCCCGCTCATTCCCGCCTCTCCCCGTTAATTGGTTAAATAGAATCAACGAAATCCGAAATCATGCCTGTGATGGTTTCCAGGAATTCCTGACCTTCTTCGCTCTTGAGTTCGATTCCCTGAATGTGAAGCACCAGCGCGTCGAGCTTGGCACCGTCGTCAGCCTGCAATGCTTTCTGGCGTTCGGCTTCCTCGGCTTCGATGCGTGCCTGTTCTTCCTGCTGGCGTTTGGCTTCGGCTTCCCGCAATCGCTTTGCCTCGGCTTCTGCTGCGGCTTTGGCTTCCTGTTCGGCCTTGAGTTTCTTGGCGGCTTCGGCTTTGCGTTTCTTCTCTGCTGCCTCTGCCTTTTTGCGTTCGGCTGCCTGCTTCGCTTCCAGTGCCTTCCGTTCCTTCTCGCGCTCCGCACGCTCTTTCTGGAGTTCGGCTTCCTTGGCTTCCTGTTCTACTTTCAGGCGTGCGTTTTCTTCTTCCATTCGCTTACGTTCGGCGGCTTCTTTGGCCTTCCGTTCTGCTTCGGCTTTGGCGGCTTCCTCTTGCCGTTTGCGTTCTGCTTCTGCGGCTTCCTGTTCGGCTTTGATTCTGGCCTCATGTGCGGTCTTTGCCGTTGCCAGTAGTCCCTGGAATGCGTCTTCCTTCATCTCTCCGAGTTGGATGTAGGAATAATCGAAGTCGTAATCGTCGAGCAGGGCAGACCGTTCGCCTTGAAGTCTGGCAATCTTCTTTTCCTGCTCTCGCTTTGCGAATTCCTCTTGCTCCTGTAGTCGTTCTTCGATGGGAACGATGATGAACTTGGCAATGTTCGCCATACCATCAATCGCCTTGCCCTCTCTCAATGAAGCCTCCTTCATGGCCTTCCGCGTCTTCTCAACGTCAACCCGGATCTGCTTCATATTCAGACGCAGTGACCGACACTCTTTCATTGTCTTTGTGTCTTCCGCACTGGTGACAACAAGAGAGTTGGCTTGCTCTGCCCACTCCTGAGCCTGATCAATAAAAGGCTGGAATACCTTACACAGTGCGACCGCCTTTTCTTCAGCGACTCCAAGTTCATTGGCCTTGGCGATCAGTGCTGTTTCTGGTTTGTCGATAATCTCAACTTCTGCCATCTCTCATCTCCCCTAATAAATAATGGTGTAAAGTAAAAAGGCGTCCGTGCCTTACCAGCTTCATGCTTCGCGCGTCCTGCTATCCCGCTTCATGCGGTTGAATCCCTATTTCATTCGACAGGCGATTCGTTCGCCCCAACAGGTAGTCAGTTGATACGTCCAGAGCGTTCGCTAGCTCCAGCAGAACGGACGATGACGGCCAATGGTCCGAGTATTCGTATTTGTAAAGTGTGGTTCTCCCGACTCCGCTGTGCTTTGCCAGTTCGGGGATACTCATACCTCGTTCCTTCCGCACCTCTCGCAGTCGCTTGTTAAATACACACATCAGAAAAGTCTCCCCTCTGTCATCTCCGCTTCGGCGGTTCGCAGGTTGCTTGCTGCTGATCGGAAGTAGGAGTCTTTTAATTCGATCCCGATGAACTTCCGCTCCTGGTTGATTGATACGTACCCCTCAGAACCGATCCCGGCGAATGGACTGAGAACCGTATCCCCTCGATTGCTCCAGAGTTGCAGGCACCTTTCGATTACGTCCAACTGTAAAGGGCAAATGTGGCGCTCGTCTTTGCTGTCTCTCGCTGATCGAAACTGAAGCGTGTTAGAGGGGTTGATATCCATCCACACGGGAGAGGCATATCGCTGCCAGATGTCTATTGATAGGTTCCCATCGCCTCTGAATGGCTCGCCTGCGAAGTGGTCAAACTCTCCCGCTACTGGTTCCGGGTTCGCTCCAGGCTTACGGAAGGTGACAACATAATCAGGGATGGCCTGCCGACTCATGCAGGAGTCTTTTTTCACCTGCTTATGTAACAGTCCGATAGCCTTGGTCCGCTGCATCTGAACTACAGGATCTTTCCAGATGCACACTTCGGAATGGAAAATGAAACCGGCCTCGCAGAACAAACGGATCACATCGCCCCGGAAGTCTCTCAGTCCAATGTTTCCGTCCCGCTGTTTTGTGGTCGGGTAGTTCATGCAGTGAATTGAAACCAATCGCCCGGACATGATCACCCGATACAGTTCTTCTGAAAGGTATCGGAAGTGTTCCCAGAACTCGTCATACCCAGCACTGTTCCCCATATCTCGCTCTGAATTGCTGAAAACGTACAAGCTCGCAAACGGGGGGGAGAACACTGAGAACCCAACAGATTCATCAGGCAGCCCCTTGGTGACTTCCACGCAATCCCCGTTATAAACTGACCAGTTTTCTCCATGTTCCTGATTCAGGCATTTTGTGTCTGTAACCACTTTGGCAACTCCATTTCTTCTGTGGGAATATAAGTTTGAATTTGATTCCGAACACCTTTTACGTTCTCGGAAGACAGGTCTTTCATGTGTTCCGAAAGCTCGTTAAACATCTTCGAGGCATCGGCTTCCTTACGCTTTACGTTTGCGATAACGGCCCCTTCCAGTTCACTGGCGACCGTGTGAACCTTTACCGGATTCTGTTGACCGAACCGCCAGAACCGGCGAATCATCTGATACCACTGCTCGTATGAGTCAGTTGGAAAAATCACCGTGTTAGGGCAGTGTTGCCAGTTGAGGCCGAAGCCGCCGATCTTGGGCTTAGTGATCAGGACTCTGATATTGCCCTGAGTGAAGTCGTTTAAGCGATCTTCTTTCTGTTCGATGGTGTGCCGGCCAGCAACTTCAACCGCATCGGGAATCGCCTTTGCCAGTGTTTCACCCTCTTCGTTGAGATTACACCAGATGACGAATGGTTCGTTTGTGGAATTCGCCAGTTCCGCAGCCATCGCCACCCGTTCTTTAATCGTGGACTTGCGAGCGTCCCGGCGTTCGTTGAGTGTCTGAGCTTCGACTGCAAACAACATTCCTGATTTGGGTTCTGTCGCGTCAATTATGTGCTCGATATACTCAATCGGTGGCAGGTCGTAGCCTGGATCGTCGTATCCAATATCCGCAGGCCCGCGAAGCATCACGCACCATGAAGCGAGCCACTTCCAGAACTCGGATTGCGCATGCCCCTTAAGTCTCCATTTTGAAGTATCGCCCCCATCATGAACGAAAAACGTAGCCAGCATTTCTTCACGCGAAAGCACGCCGCAGAACTGAGACTGATTGCCGATCTCCATAAAATCATTCGGGGCAGGGGTGGCAGTCCACGTCATGGGGTAGGCGATGCTCGACCATTCATTCAGGATCTGATTGCGAATCTTGCCAGCCACTGATTTGATGATCGACCCCTCATCTAATTGCACGCTGATAAATTCAGCAGGATCGAACAGATGCAACCGCTCGTAGTTGGCTATATTGATTCCCGGTTTCACATCCGCAGATGATTTGCAAATATGCACATCGACATCGATCTTAAACTTCTCCGCTTCACGTTTTGTCTGCTGTGCAACTGCTAATGGAGCATAAATCATAACATTGCCGCCAGTGTGATTGACGATCTGTCTTGAACACTCCAGTTGCTGCAGCGACTTACCAAGACCGCAATCCTCAAACCCACCAAAGCGGCCCTTTTTACAGGCATAACGCACAATGTCTGCCTGATACGGCTTGAGCATCGAATTGATATCAACGGCTTCAAAGCCACTGTCTGGCATCCGTTTAAACTTGTCATTTATAAACTGGTCGTAACTCATTTAATCGTCCTCACTGCAAAAGCCACGAAACACGCACACACAAACGCCATGCAGCCGAATACCAGGTATGGGTTAAGCATCTCTCGCCTCCTCATCCGCCTGCTCATTCAGTTCCTGCAACATTTCTTGCTCAAAGAAAAGTTCGTCTTCGCGTTTCATTGCCTGCTCCATTCGCTCCTTCTGGATCGCCTCAAACACTTCCCGACGATGTACCGCAATGTCTGTCGGTGCTGTCACGCCTAAGCGAACCTTGTCGCCTCGAATGTCAATCACCTGAATTACGATGTTGTCACCCATGATCAGTTCCTCGTTTAGCTTCCGTGTTAAAACTAGCACTGTAAAATCCCTTTCATGTGCGCGTACCTTCCCCGATGGATGTACGCTGTTGGTTTAAAAACGCCCGGCTGGCTTGCATCAGTGGCGGAACAGACCACACCAGCCAGGCTCTATGCCTGCTCCCTCATCAGTTATCCGCTGTGCATGAGCTGCTCGAAGATCTCACGCCGCCCACTCTCAAGGCCATTTTTGAATCCAGCTTGTTCGCCTGCTTTGAATCCCGCTTGCTCTCCCGCCTTCAACCACGCTTTGTTATCTGGGCAGGTTAATCTGATTTCAACTCGCTTCATATCAGTACCAGGAACGTCATAGACAGATATTCCGGTGACAGTCTTATTGATCGCAAACTCCAGAAGGAATGCGGATTTTTCAGTCATGGGAATACAGATTCTGTCAGTCATTCGCTTTCATCCTCAAACTCAATCACCGCTTCATCACAAGACAGAGCGTCACATGATTCAGGTCTATCTACACTCTTCAATCGCTTGCCTATGCACTGTTGCAAGGTCGCGAAGTCGGCTGGCGTTATGCGGTCGATTTCAATATCCATCGTCGTCCTCGTATTCAATCCCATCACCCAGGGTGTTATAGGCTGGTGAATGCTTGACCTGTTTGACGCCATGGATCAGAATGACGTTGTGTGCTTTATCCTTTGTGACTTCTAAACTTTTGAATGCGGCTTCATTGATCTCAAATTCACGCACAGCCCTTGTGATACTTACCGATATCGATGGGCTAAACAGCTTGATACTTCGCGTAGAGCCTTCACGGATTCGTTTTTTTCTCTCTTCATTTGCCCTTATATTTCCATCACGCATTACGAACGTACTTTCCGATTCTTTATCTACGATTTCCAATGCAAGCTGCTCTAGCTCTTTTGAGTAGTACGCCTCGACCATGAACCCGTTTCTTAGTCCAAACCTTTGTGCTGCTATTCGATTGAAACGCAGTCCTGAGCTGCTTAGTGTAGCTGTTGGGCCTTCCGCGACAGCCACGCCACTCTTCCCGCTATATTTCACAAACCCCTGCATCTCATCTCCCCTCTCTGGTATTAAAACAATACGCCCTGAGCTAATCTGTTAATGCCAGACGCTTCATGTCTTCCATCGCGTCTTCGTTGCTATCAAAAAACCGGACTGGAGAAATCTCGTAACCACTCGCCTTGTAAATCTGCTGCGCGGCGAACAGGCATGATGTTTTCGATTCCAGTTCCTTTCCCGCGTCTCCAGCAAGAGTAGTCACCCATCCGGCCCGGCAATGAGTAGTGTCGCATGTGTGCCAAACACCCATATCCAGCGCATCATCATCCACAGACACTGCGTCGTATATTTTCTTGTGAATATTCTCGATTACCGGGATTTCCAATATCTCTTTTTTGCCGAAGCAGTCGGAGCAGTCGGAGCAGTCGGAGCAGCGGGAGCAGTCGGAGCAGCCGGAGCAGCCGAAGCAGTCGGAGCAGTCGGAGCAGTCGAAGCAGCCGGAGCAGCGGGAGCAGTCGGAGCAGTCGGAGCAGTCGAAGCAGCCGGAGCAGCGGGAGCAGTCGGAGCAGTCGGAGCAGTCGGAGCAGCCGGAGCAGCGGGAGCAGTCGGAGCAGTCGGAGCAGTCGGAGCAGTCTTCCAACGTCTTTAATGCGTCGGTCGCTTTCCCCTCGCTTCCCCACCGAAGAACCGAAGCACGGTTATTCTTTTCATCATACACCCATGTTTTACCGTCAATAACTCTTGTCTCGTATTTCATTTAATCTCCCCGTAAAAAGGTTTCATCTGTGTCTCTCTGGTAAGGTATTCAGGACTGCTCAGAAGATTGCTTTTTTGATTGCCGCATAACTTCCCAGACATCGGCGGCCTTTGCCCACTGTCGGCCACCGAACCACCGAACCTCTAAACCTTCACGCTTTAGCTTCTCGATTGATTTGCGTCCCGCTCCGGCTGCTTTCAGGATGTCAGTAACAGGGTAGATGCAATGAAGGTCTAGCTTCAGGATTTCGCCAGCGTTTGTTTTTTGAATGTTGTTTGTTGCCATGAATTCCCCTCGTTTGTTTGTTGAACGAGTGACAAGATACAACGATTCGCAGGGGTGTAAACTGAGATTGCTCACCTGTTGCACCTCTCCAAATATGACCAAAAAAAATACCTTGGAAATCCTCTGGAAATCTTCCGCGAATTTTCCGCGAATTTTTATTATGGTGTTTTTTGAAAGATTATTTCTGAGATGTGCTCGAGCGAGATGAGATAGCGCACTTTATGTTTTAGGGAAGATGCAGACGGCCTCGAGATGTAGACCATCTTGTAGACCAATCAAAGAAAAAACCTGCTATTTCAGAACGAAACGCAGGTCATTAAAAATTCAGATTGCCATTAGGGAACAGTCCATAGGAACATCAACCGACCACTGTCTAGGCATTCGTAATGCGTAGGTCAGGAGTTCGACTCTCCTCGGCGGCTCTTTTAAGTCCTTACTGAGTATCGGCTTGCGACTCGCTGCCCTGCTCCTGTTTCTTGTCTTCTGGCGGGTGTAGACCATCTTGTAGACTTTTGGCCTTTGAAAACGCATCCCACAGAGCATTCGTGGTCGTCTTGGCATTCTTCCCTACATAGTAGGCAAGCGTTGTTTTTATATCGGTATGACGCATCAGTTCCATGAGCTGTTGAGGCAGGATCAATTGCGCCCACCTCTCACCAAAAGACCGCCTGAGGTCATGAGCTGTAGCATATGACCCTTTGTCTGTATCAGAGATAACATTTGCCTTTGTGGCGATTCTCTTAACCAGACGGCCTGTGGTGTCGATCCTGGGTATCACGCCTCGAGTCCATTTGGTAACAGGCTGAAATACTCTACCTTTTTGATTCTTCACTTTTCGCAACAATTGTTCGAACTCTGGAGCCATTGGTGTAATACGATCCTGATTCCCTTTCTCTGCTTCGGCCTGAATGCGGAAATAGAAGTGCTTTCCCATCTCGATTACACAAAAGGGCCCTTCGTGCCACTTGAGTTCTATGGCTTCCCCGATCCGCAGACCTGACCACCAAAGACCCTCGAGAAAGAGTTTCCACTGGTCAACGTGATCCTCATCTATTACCTTTGAGATACACTTCACGATTCGTTCAAACTCTTCCTTCGTGATAGGCCTGCCCTTCATCATCTTTGATTTTCTGGCCCGCTTCGGAGGCTTTATCTTAGGCACACTGGCAATCATTCCCATCTCATGGGCCCAGTTCAAAGCAGCTTTAATGTATGCCAGATTCCCCTTGATTGTTGCCTCTGTTCTCCCTTTCCCCCTGAGCTTGGCAACATAGTGATTGATTCTGATTGATGTGACAGTAGAAAGGTTTTTGACTGAGATAACATCATGAAAACCATCCAGCACGTTTTCAGCTTTGTAGGCTCCCTTTTCAGATAGGCCTGCAAGATGCTCCTCAGTATACCTCTTGCGAAAGTCTTCCCAGTTAACGCCAGCATCAGCAACGTAGGTGCCTGAGTTCAATCGCTCCTCAAGTTTGGCGGCATACGTCAAGGCCTTGGATTCTTTAGTTTCTCCGGTAGTCTCATACTTACGCCTGCCGGATATTGGATCAGTCCACCTTGCAATGTAATGCTCACGGTCCTTTTGTTTGACGATGATAACCTTAATCAGTGCCATCTATTCTCCCCTGATTTCGTTGGCAGTCGATGATAAATTGTCCGTAACACATAAGATCATTACCCCATGTATCAAGGCCTGTACCTTTATTTTTGTGGGCTTTTACAATCTCTTTCCTGTGTGATTCTGCCATTTTCAGCAGGTCGCATAAGTCGTTAAACTCGTAATACAATGTCGGGTTGACCCCTGAAATGTTACGATTTATAAACTTAGCGGCCCTCATAATCCCTGAAAGGCTTTCAATCGCTAATGTTAAATATGTAAAAAAACCACTAGATTCTCTATTCTCTATTGACTCTGTGTCCGTAGAATCATTATTGTTTGAGTTCGGCATGAAAACAAAACCTTTGAGACGGTCAAGTTGTAGTGCTTAAAAAGAGCTCATTCCCCGGTAAGGACTGCAATCCTTGCCGGGTTTCTTTTTGCACTATGTAAACGCAATGAATCCGTGTTGCGTTTGGGAGATGGGTGGACCTCTACCAAGCAGGCGAACTGCTCGTAACAGTTCTATCGGTTGGGTGGTCAAGAGAAAATATAACGTACGGCGCAGTGAGAAACGCCGATAAAGCTTAATAGCCGCCATGCTTGTTCCTAGTGGTATTAGGTCTGGTTTGGCGGTTAGGACATTGCAGGAGGTGCAAACTTCTGCTCTGAACCGGAGCGGGTCAAAGTGGCCCGCTTTATTTATGCGCCAAACAATCGCATGAAAATACAATGTTGTGTTTAGTTTGTCAATCACGATACACCCTCACAAGAGCTTTTATGACGGGCAACAGTGGAGTTTAAGCGAGACATATTACCCTGACTTTTCGCCTCGTCCAGATTGATTTGTACATGGTTTGCAAGAAAAAACATATAATCCTATTCGGATCGACAGCGCGTAATACGTACACTCATCGTAGTGGTAATGATTGGTGTACCAGATTTTATACTGGTGAAAATAAGATACGCGGATTCGAAAATCTATCGTGACCACCTTCAGCGGGTCACACGCGGCCTGCACCTGCAGGGCATGGAATAGGTATCCGAGTATGATACTGTACCCATGATATAAATCAAGTGCTGTCTGGATCTTTTTTTGATCTGTGCGGATTGCCTGCACTGAGGTCGAATCGCTCCGTCTCTACGCCCAGACCGATGCTGATGAGCTGGCGTACTGCGGCTGCGAAATGGGGCTTGTTGCCGTATGTCAGGCCGTTGTCGATGGCATATGCTTCGATTGCCATTACCTGGATCGGTGAGAAGTGAATCAGCTTTTTAATGCTCTCTGTGTCGTCCATGATTGAGGCTCGCATAAATAGATTTGTGGATGTGCAAAATAATTTGTGGTTGAACCCGCGCGCCTGCCGTTTGTGTGTCGGTAATCAGCCGACCGGCAGACGCGCAAAAGGATTCAGTTATTAGTCCCATAGATAGTTCGCTTCTAGATGTGCATAAAGTGCATCAAGTGCATCCTGTGCTGCTTCCCGCAATGCGGTTGCTGTTGGGTCATTCAGGTCCGTGATTGATTCCCGAAGCCCGGATAGACCATCGAGAGCATTATACATATCGTTTCTGATTGCTGGGTTGTTTACTTCTTTTCTGGTTTGCGTTTTCATCGTTCATTTCCTTTTTGAGTGATTAAGTCAGGGTGCCAGATTAGAGGCTCTGGCGGGCCTTTGGATTACTTGCTAATGTATATCCTGATTTTCTTATCAGTGGATGATTTCCATCCTCTTTTGGTTTTAACAACCTTTCCCTCAGCGTGAAGTGATTTGATTGCTGGTGTGAATGTTGACCCAAAAGCATAAGTCATTGATGATGTGGGCTGAGGTCCAAGCTCGTTCAGGACTTTCATGATTTCGTTTTTTGTTGATTCGTTTTTCATTTTCGTGTTTCCTTTTGACTGATGAGGCCGGGTTGTTGTTGTCTCTTATGTTTTTAATGATATATATCTTTATCGGTTCCGTCAATCCTATATATGATTAAATGTCAAGATTTTGGGAAAATATTTCTGCGCATAAAAATGGCCCCGAGTGCTCGTAACACTCAGGGCCATCTCTTGTATCCATAGGACACAGCAATCAAGGTACAAGTATAATGAACGCGCAAATATTAATCACCGAATGTGTAACAATGCATCTTGTGGCATTGTATGCACTTACGTGAGAGACGTTCAGAAGACTACACATTATTTCCGTGTCGCAATCACAACACCACCCTTGACCTCTGCAGCCTGGTCATTATCGATCAGTTCCACCCCGGCCCAGTTCGTCAGATGTACGATCTCCCCATGCGGTTGAAACAGATCGATGTAATCCGACAGTCGGTTGTTGTAAGCGTCTCTATCTGGATGATTGCCCGAGAAGTCAGAACAGATCTGCAGCACAAACAGACCGCCCGGTTTGATGTATTGGAAGAAATCTGCGGTCCCTTCCCGTGCATCGACTCCCGTGGAAGGACAGGTCCTGTCTAATTCGCGATGATACCAGCTCATGCCCCGGCAGTAGATCAGATCGAAATAATTCTGGTCAAAGTAGTGTCCCAGTGCTGACGCGCTGTCCCTGATGAATATAGCCTTGGAACCCCGCTCAATTGCCCCCATAACGCCCTGTAGTGATGGCTCGACGCCAAACACCCGCAGACCGAAACTCGACAGCAGCGACGCGTGCAGACCCTTGCCGCAGCCTAAATCGAGCACACTGTCACCGGGACTTAATCCGAATCGATTCACGATGTGTTTTTCCAGCCACGCCCGTTCTGTCATGGGGTCATAGCTGAAGTCACCAGCGGCGTATTTTTTGTTATAGAAATCTGTATTCTGCTTTTCCATTATTCACACTCAAACATGGTTATGAGCCTTCGGCAGCTGGAGTCCGTAACGATATCCAATCTGACTGGCTCTCGATTCGTGAGATTTAAAAACTTCCTGATGTCAATCGGGTCCTGATGGTGTCCGGGACATGAACCCGCAGCCCACATATAAGGCACGCTGATGATAGCAACTTTGCAGGAACTGAATATTTTATCAACGAACTCTCTCAGATAGTCCGCTTTGAAATGCTCGATTACCTGCAGGCAGGTGATTACGTCGGCTGTCAGGTCCAACTGCATCCAGTCGCCTTCGATGCATTCCACACCGCCCAGTTGCGGGAACTCCCGATTATTGACAGCGTATCGTTTTTCGAACTTGCCATACGTTACAACCAGAGTGTCAGCACATCCGACATCAATAATGGACTCGTGGTCGAGCTGCTCCAGCCACTCCCGCACAACGCGGTAATAGTTCAGATCTTTTCTGCCATCCCAGTAGTTCATGTATCTTCTTCCCGGTTCAAGAAATAATCCCGAATGTCCTGGTGCAGCCCCGGCTTGTACGAGGCCCATTCCCACGCCCCGCTTTTCCCGATTTTAATATCGGAGATACAGAAATTGTGATTCCGCAGGATCTGCAGCCGATCCCCATACTGGCGTTTTTCGCGGGTGCCGTGGTACAGGTGATAGGCACCCCCTGAAACGCAACCGATGCGACCATTAATCAGCGGATATTGTTTAGCCTTCCATGCATCGAAGTCAGCCGCAGGACGCTTCAGGCTGGAATATTGCTTCTCCACCCACTTCCGCTCTTTGACGAATGCAGCAACGGCATGACAGTCACCGCCGCCGATGATGTCTTTGTCATAGATTCCCCAGGGGATTGCCTCGCGTCTGGCTGCCCAGGCGAATCCCGGAGTGCCGAACATATCCCCGTTCAAGCCGTTATTCCAGTTGTAGGCCCAGCTGTTTGTCTGGTTCGTGACCTTTCTATCTGGCCCGAGAAAATCAACCCGCTCATATAACTGCACAATTGGGTACGATTCCAACAGTTTTTTTGTGTCTTCATACCAATTCGGATTCTGAAAGATGGCATCGGCATCAATCCACGCCACTGCATCGATATCAGCGGGGAGCGACTGAATCCCGATATTCAGCAGGCGTTCCTTTTGCCACATAAATGATTTTGTGAGATCACCAATAATTTTGTGCTGAGCATCGAATTCAAACCGCCCGTCAAAGGACAGCTCCACCATCGTGACAGGAACGCCAATTTTATCCAGGTATTCATAGGCGTTTCGGACAGGGAGTTTGTAGCCGCAGGGGTTGAAGTGACAGGACACCACTGCCAGATTTTTGATCGGCGTGTATTGTGCTTCGGGGATCACTGGATCTGCGTTGCCCCAGCCTTCGCAAGTCGCGCGAGTCTTGACCAGACGCCGGACCTCATCACCGTGCTTCCGGCAGAAGTAATTACGTTTGAATTCACAGGCTTCACAGAGTTGCTGTTTTGCTTCAGGTGTTAAATCAATCATATAGCTTTGTATGGTAAAAGGTTAATTGGCTGGGAAATTCAAAGGTGACGGCGCTATTGTCGATACTGGAACTCTCCAGAGTGAACGTTGCTGGCTCTGTGACAAGACATCTGCTTTCTTCGGTCACATAAACCGCTTCAGCAATTGTTGTAATTACGTTTTCGCCATTGTCAGGGCTGTCCTCGGGGTTCGGGTCTCCGGAATCGAACGAATCCTGGATGCGGAAATTTAACTTCCATGCCCCGTCCAGATAGTACAGAACCAGCTCCAGGAATGTGGCCTCATTACTCGGGTTGAAACCGCCAAAAGACCAGTCGGTATCTGATGTACCGTCCGGAATTCGCCCCTTTGCCCCTGACGGGCATTGTGCGGCGGCTGGAAACGTGTAGTTCGCGGCCACAACGTCCCAGTACAGGTTCGCCGTAAATGGATGAATTGCAAAAAGGGCGGGGGCTGCAACCACGGAATCTGAGTTTACAACAGTCCAGACATTGCCGGTGTTCTTCATGCGAGCCAGGCATCGCCTGCAGTCGAACGTTCCGCGCGGGCACTGCTTCTTGAGAAGCGACATTGAACAATTGCAATTACTGTTTGCCATGACTATAAACTCGGAGTACCATCGCCGTTGTAGGATCGGCATTCGTTGACATCAGCCACCCAGCCCACGCCGGGGAACCATTGCGCTGTCCCAAATGATCCCGCAGCAACCGCATCGTTGATCACACTGTCGTCACTGTCCCATTCTCCGATCAGAGGAATCGGGTATAACACTTCCGCATCTTCGCCAGAATCAGCCCATGTGGTCACGTAAACATGCACCTTAAAGACTGCTGTTTCAATGTGGTCTACTTCAAACTGATCGAACGTCCGACCTGCCAGATCGTTTATAAATTCAATCTGCCACCGTCCCGGCCAGAGAGAGACCTTGACGTTTCCCGGTCCGATATTTGACAGGGCTTCCAGTTTCTCTCTCAGGTATGCTTCTGTAAGAGTGGCAGCTGCAAGGCTGATATCTTCCGTGGACTGCTCATCCAGAATTAACTTGACGGTGCCACTCACTGAGTCACCAATAAACGAAACCACCTGTTTATGGTTGCCGTTGGGATCGTATTTCAGGATGGAAATCTCCACCGGCGTTTCACCGTCCACCATTACCGGATATTCCTGCCCTGACCTCAGATCACCGTCTAAATCATAGCTGTCAGACGCATACGTTCTCACTGTGTACGTCGAGTACGGAACGTGAGTGATAAACCGAATCGGCGTGCGATGGCCGTCTAGCTGCCCGTAGCTGGACTTATTCGGCTTATTCCGTGCGGTCCGCCATTCTGCCACCATCTTTTTTAGATCGGCCCAGAACTTCGCGGTTCCCTCAAGAAATGAAAGCTCCTCTGTCATAACGAAATAGTTCCGGTAATCGTGGCCTCGTCGATGGAGATACTGCCGCCTGTACGCTCCAGCCCCAACAGTGTGACATCAGAGCCAATCGTCAGGTCTCCGCTACGCTGCGTGATGGATGCGAAGTGTGCTTCCTGATCGGGGTAGACTGCGACCCCCACTTCCCCGCCGAGTATTTCCAGGCTGGCTGTATTGGTTGCGTTCGTGCTGGTGAATTGCACGGCTGGCTCGTCGTCTCCCCGGCCCGATGCGTGAACCGTGATTGCTGGATCTGTGCCGCCAAAATCGATTTGAATGCGGTCGCTGCCGTTACCCGCTCCCAGTCCGGTCACAATCGTGGCTGCTCCGATCTTCAGGAACGTTTCACGGTATTCTATGGTGTCCACGTTCCGCCGTGGTAGTCCGATTTCGACTTCTTTATTGCCGATCTCCAACCGTCCAAGCGTTACCGCTGATTGGTCCAGACCATAGAGGATATTATCACCGTCAACAATAAACACGTTGTCTGAGTTGACTGGTACTGTGTTTGTATTCCAGTTGGCAGCGACGTCCCATAAGTTGGGTCCCGAATTGGCTGTTGTGGTTGTGGACTCAATCGGTATTTGAGTTGTATTAACGGTTACGGTTGCGGATTCACCACCCTGAACAGTGGTCTCGGAATACCCCTGAACCTCAGACATTAGAGTTACGTCAGTTCCGCTCAGACCGCCTGTAAACGTCACGTCAATAGCTGTGTCAGGAAAGGGACCACCCGAGCAAGAGACGTTACCCGTTCCAATCGTGGATACCGCTTCCAGAATATCCTCCAGTTCCGATGCTGTCTGGTTATAGGCGATAGGGCCGCTGAACCCTGTGCCCAGCTTCACTGAAAATTCACCCGCACCGGGAGAGCCTGTAATACTGATTTGCTGAACTTCAGATATTCCAGTTACTCCCGGCAGATTGCGCTGGACAGAATAATCATCCCCGGACGTAAGTATCGTAACAGAGAGACCAGTAATCTGGTTGCCGAGATCCCCGATAAACGTTAGTCGGATTCCATGTGCTATTGTTGCACCGTCACTGATGTGCTCGATGCTGATGTTGCCAGATCCCACGCTGCTCAACGCCTCTGCTGCCGTTTGGATATCTACTGCAGATGCGTTGTAAGCGAGCTGTGACGAGGCCTCTCCGTTGATTACCACAAAAAAACTGCTTTCGTCCCTCCCTCCAGATCCATCTGCAGGCGAATCGATAATTGAGCGTGAGTAACTTCCCCCTGTAAGCCCAGCACTGTTGACGGTTGCGGTGAGTGCCCCCGCTCCCAGAGTTGGGGAGATAAAGAAAAAAAACGAATCGCCTTCGCTTAGTTGGTTGGCACCCGAGGTGGAGCTGACAAAAATACCATTTGCGTTCGCAGCCGACAGGTCAGCATCAATCAGCAGCTGAAGCTCATAGGCGGTCACGTCATACTGTACGCCTGTGAGAGTCAGAACATCGCTACCGGCGATTGCAATAGTAAGGTCGAACGTTCCACTTGATACGCTCGAATTACCAGCAATCGACATATATCCTTCGGTGCCGTATGTCTCCCGAATATTCCATATCTCGTTTGCTCCGCCGCCTCCCGCAGTCTGTTCTGTGATCGTCACTGCATCAGCCAAGCCACCAGTAAGACTGGAACCGTTGACGATAATCTGCTCGGCATTCACACCAGCAAGGTTGTTCTGAAACGTCAATGTGTAAGGCCCGCCGTCTGAACCAGAGACTGCGATATCATCTACGGCAATGCCCGCGAGGGTTTCCAGTGCGGTTTTTAAAGTCGCAGCAGAAGCGTTGTAGGCGATGGCAGCCGAGGGTGTACCGTCCTCTCCGATCTGAACGGTAAAGGTTCCTCCTGTGGGGTTCCCCAGATCAATCAGTTGCACCTCTGCAGCAACGGTCAGATTGTCAGGATTGGCACCCATTTCCGTGACGTTCTCGCCCACCAGATCGCCAATGAATTCCACGGTCCACGGCCCGCCGTCTGAACCAGTGACGGATACGTTACCGCCCCCAATAGTCGTCAGGGCTTCGAGAGCAGATTCAACTGCAGAGGCTGCTGCATTGTAGGCAATACCCGCTGTCACCTGACCCTCAAAAGCCAGTGTAAATGTCCCGCCTGTTGGAGAGTTTCCGATTGTGACAACCTGGATTTCATTTGTTTCTCCCCCCATTGTAAACGTGACCACAAACGGGACACCTTCTTCATCGGCAGTCAGCGTAAACGTACCGGCTGTGGCCCCGGCTGCAGCTGTAATCTCAGCGAAGTGTGGAACGGTTGACGCATTCCACAACGCCACAAACGCCGCTGCCACACTGGTCGCAGTCGCTCCAGACAGAACCGTGTAAGAGAGCTTCTTCAGTCCGATGGTTGCCTCTATCACCATCCCCGCTTCAATGTCGTCAGGAACGGTAACGGTTACAACCTGCGCCACTTCAGGAGCGCCACCTATCCATATATGATCTGTCATTTCATCACCTATTTACGTGGTAAAACGTTGTGGTCTTCTTCGCGGAAATCGTTTCTGCGGATAATGTAAATGCTCGACGTATCCAATCCGCCGCGTTTCTTGTCCGGTTCCAGCACAATGTGTTTGCCGTTTTTGTCCAGATATTGTGGCTCGCTCGGGTAGTCTCCCGGCCCTATCGTGATACGCTTTTTGGTGTACGTAATCGGCGTCGATGGGTTTCCGAGAAACTTGTCTATTTTTATCTGATTATCTGATGGTGACTGCTCCAGGTAATGAAAACCTGTGCTTGGCTCGAACGTGTCGTGAGTATCTTGATCGTGCGTCAGTTCGTACTGCAGCGGGTAGTACCAGACCTTATTCTCCAGAATTCGGTTAGGTCGCTCCGATGCTCCCAGTAACAGCGTCCGTGGTTCATACGTAATATCTTCGATCTGCACTGAGGACTTATTGACTGACCCCGGCATGTAGTGGAACCAGTTCGGCACTGTGGCTACGTTTTTCTGAACGCTGATATCCTGAATGGCCTTGAGTGTTGTTCCTACCTGAATATCACCGGCAGTATTGATCCTGATACGCCCCTTGCCATCACGGAACGTTTCCACTTCTTCCAGTCGGGTTCTGATATCAATAATCGCAGGACGTTTCAGCGGGTTCGGATCGTTGTTGGCATCGTCCGCGTTTGTATTCCACTCGACTTCGACCTTGTAGATTTTGGAAGCCCCCACCTGTGACAGCTTGACGCGAATCACCAGCGCAGCAGAGTTGACGTCGTGACGCTCCCCCAGCTTCGGGCATTTCTTGTACGAGAAAATATACATCGGGTCCGTGTTGACATCCTGCAGCGTTGCCCAGTAAAGGCGCACCAGCTTCGTTGTCGGTCCCTGTTCCATCTCGCCAGTCCAACCGTCAGCAACGGCCCAGTGTTCTACCTTCGCCATTAGCTTGCTCCCGTTGTTCGTGGTTTAGGCTTCCGCAACAGGTCAACCGCTTCGGCAAGAAGGGTATTGCTGGTTCTAATCTCGTCAATCGTCTTATCCTGACCGCTTTTATTAAAAGCCTCGATGATTGAACGCAGACCGTTCTGGGTAGAGAGTTCGCCCATACTGGCTCTGCTCGCTAGTGTGCCATTGATGGTATTGGGCAGATCCCTTAGCTTGTCCTCCTGCTCTTTCTTCTTTTCATCCTCCTGCTCTTTCTTCTTTTCATCCTCTTGTGCTGGTGATGGTTGCGGGCTTTCTGCAATCAACCGCGCAAGGTCTTCTTTTGCTTTATTCAACCGCTCATCTGCTGTCCGCTGGGATTCGTCCAGAGCAATCTGACGCGCGTCCCGCCGGTCCTGTGCCATTTCATCAACAACACTGCCAGCGCCAGACCTGGCTCTCCGCTCTGCGTCAGCTTGTCTGGCTCGTTCTGCAATGCTTTCGCTGGTCGATTGGTTGATCTGCTCATTAGAGAGTCCAACACCAGTTGCTTCCTTTGCGCGGACACGAAACTCGCCCATTTCACGCATGCTCATCATCGGGTTCAGGGCCTTCATGATGTGGCCTATCCCGTTAATGATTCCCCCACCCACTTTAGACCAGACCTTCTGAATACCGCCCATGACGATATCCCATGTATCCCCAAAGAACTGAGTCAAGTTAGTCCATGCGTCCTGTAGACCGGCCCACGCGTTAATCATATATTTAGACGCCTGGTCGATTGTGCCGTACCAGACATCAAGGAAGAACGTTTTCCATTCGCTGATGTAACTATTTAGATTATTGATTCCGGTCTGCCACACGATTTCCAGAGACTTCCACAATATTTCGCCAGCCTTGGAGAAATCACCAGACATCATGGAGTCTTTAATAGCATTAAACACGTGGCCTGTGCGTTGTCTTAACTCCTCAAATTTTGCTTTGAGAAACGCTACCACCTTGCCGCCGATCCCTGAGAAATACAGGAAGGCAGCAGCAGCCCCTAGAACAGCAGTCACCACCAGACCTATCGGTGAAAGAATCGCACCGATCACAGTAGCCGCCAGTGATACCATTGATATAAGACCACCGATTGCAAAACTCGCAACCGCAGCAGCAGAACCGATGGCAATCAATGCCACACCACCTGCCACCGTCGCTGCCGTAACAATACCGATGATCTTTACCAGTTCCTGATTCTCACCGATCCATTTACCAGCAATCTCAACCGCGTCAGCAAGATGTTTTACGAATGAGGTAACCGCAGGCAGCAGGGCATTACCGATATCGACTGATGTGTCATTGATCACCGCGCCCAATCGTTTCATCTGATTGGCGTAAGATCCAGCAGAACGTAGCGCATCACCCTGCGCGGCTGTGGTGCCTCTCATGATGATCGATAAGCGGGCCATTACCTTTTGTTGATCGGTCGCCGTTTTTGGGTCCATTCCCGTTCGAAGAAGCTCCTGCTTAACGGCTGCTTCAGAAACGAGAACGCCGTATTTTTTCATAACTTCGCCGGAACCAGTCAAAGCGGCTTGCAGGTCGCGTATAACGTCTTCGTCTGCCATGTTGTTAAATGATGCCAGATCGACAGCCAAACCGGTTATCTGCTTGCTCATCTCGGTTGCTGCACCTGGTTCAAATCCCAGGGGAACAAACAGATCTTGAGAACCGGCCATGAAATCGGCTACCTGCTGTTTTGATCGTCCAACGTCCTTTGCAAAGCCATCGCTCCATTCCTTCACCAGTTTACTATTCTCACCGAAGACCACGTTAAATTTATTCATGGTCTCTTCCATGTCGGAAGCAGCTTTAATCGGATAAGCAAATGAGGCAGCAGCAGCAATACCGAACCCGGCGACCCTTGCGCCGATTGATGTAATAGTGGCACCAAACCGCTTCAACTTCCGCTGTGCAGAGCGAAGACCACGGACGAGCTTATTGTCATTCGCGTATAATTCGACGAATGCCCTTCCTGCTCGAATTCCCTGAGTAGTCGCCATTTACTTGACCCCAAACCCTCTAGCCATGTCTGCAATGCGAATCTTGCCGCCGCGTTTCTTCTTTTTCTGCCGGTATGGGTTCGCGCTTTCTGGCGAAATCATCTGATTCCGTTTCACGCCCATCCTTGAGTTATGCATCATTGCGATAATGGACGCTGTGTGGTCCCAGTCGAGCTGTAGTTTTAACTCAACCATTCGCGCGAGAGACCGCAACGAATACAGACCACCATCACGCCCCAGGATTACTTCGCAGTCTTCAATAAACTCCCAAACTTTTCTTCCATCTCCTGAAGAATCGCGTCCGTGTTCTGTTCGATCATCCCCGACTCCATCAGCTCCATCGCCTTCGTCGTCAGCTTCGTCTCTGCTGCCTTGGCTTTCTCCCATGCGGTCGCCACAACCTGACTCCGGCTGCGGCGGGAAATAAAAACCAGCTCGTCCATCAGCGCATCGCAGGAATCGTCTAAAGCGCCACCGATCAGGCATCGAGCAAAACCCGCTCCGTCAAGGCCCTGTTTCTTAATTTGTTCCTGACAGATAATCGAAAGCACATCAACGAGCTTTTCATCATCGCTGGTCAGACTGGAAACTGAGTCCTTATCGAGTTTGTGCAGATCCACACCCAACTCCGTGCGGATCTGCCGTGTCATGTTCACGTCAAGAATGACGGACCATTCTTTATCGTTCGCATCTTTGAACGTGTGCATTACTTGCCTTCCTTGGGTGGTGCAATTGGCTCTCCACCAATGCGGACATTGATAACCTTGTAAGTCCCGTCTTCCTGTTTCACTCGATTGACGCGATACTCGTACCCGTCGTCACCAATCCAGGCAGGCTTCTTCCACGATGTATCGTTCTTCTGGGACTCTTTGAACTCTTTAACCGTCGTAACTGGTTTTTTCGCTTCTTCTGCTGACATCGATTAACCCCCTGAGATTGTGACTAATGCAGCTGCCGTAGTCGGGTTGGCTGCTGGTTTAATTGTGACAGTGACATTGTTTCCCTCGTGAGAACCGTCGTTATTCCATCCTGTGACGTAGGCTTCGCACTGGAATCCGCTTTCACCTGTTGTAGCAACCGCCCCCGACATCACCGCCAGACCGATCTTTGTTCTGCCGCGATACGCCGCGCGAAGTGCGTCAAAATCCGTGTTCCCGTTCCGTTTGGAAATAGTCACATCGACGGAATAGGTTTCATGCGTCGGAACCACTCCGATCACATTCACGTTTCGTTCGGCAAACTCAGACTCGTTAAGCGTCGAGTTTTCCTGAACGTCTTGAACGCCGGGCATCAGCACCCATGTGGGGGATGCAATGTCACCGTCTGCGTCGTAGTAAATTTCCTCTGTAAAACCAATTTCACCTGCTCCAGAGACACCCATATTGCACCACCTTTACTTAATAGAATTTGCCCACATGCCAGGCATATGCTCGCTCAATTGCCGAGTAAACGCCGGACCCATGAACGGCCTGTCTAAGTCACCTTTTTCCAATTTCTCAGGAGCCTCACCAGCGCCTTTGAATCCCATCAATCGAGCCGGCCCAATCAGGACCGTCTTCTGAAATCTGTCGTATGCAAAAAACAGAAAGTTCTTCAGTAATCCGGTTACAACCCGTGGCGGTTTACCCTTTTCGCTTGGCCCCTTTTTGCGTCTCCGCATGGACTTTCGCGCGTCCTTCATCGTGTAATAACCAAACTTACCCAGCACCTTCCGCTCTGCTTTTTCTGTTGCGTTCTCCACTTCCTTCGTGTTGAAAAAAACCGCGTTTGGCGGCAGTCTAAAACCGATTCCAGCCATCTCAATAAGTCTCCTTGAGAAGGAAGGGGACCCGGAAATAACTCAGAAAGTCGCCCGTATATTTGCCCGTTGCCGGGTCTCTCGTTAATCGCGATGGATCGAACGTGAAATACTCATCAAGTCGCCTCAATGCCACGAACGTTCCAACCCCCGCCACCGTGTAATCTGTCTTTGCGTATCTCTTTGTGATCGTGTGAACCTGCTCCCGCAGATCGTCTATTTCTGTTCTGGTTTTGTCGCTCAATCGCTTGGCAAAACCGATATCAACCGACAACTGATACCGCACGTTGTGTCTGTCTTCCGGTTCCACTTCCACAACAGGCCACGGGTTAACAAGGCACCCGAGAGCCGTTGCCAACTCTGTTTTTCCAATCCACAACGGTGTCCAGGTTCGCACCGCTGTGAACGTCATATCCCAATTACGGTCAACGTGGTTCAGGTCTGCCACAATCGCGTCTGCTAACTCAACATCAGGTGCCGCCATTACGCTGCCACCTCTTCAACGTAGATCATGTATTCCAATGAAGTACCGTCTGAGTAATCCCAGCACTGTTCAACACCCTTTGGTGTTTGAGGCTCGTACTTGCGACCAGAGACAGTGAATTCATCAATCGCAGATGGTTCGACCACCCCCCCTCCAAAGTCGTAATGAGAAACCGGAACTTTTATAACCACCCAGTTACGAGCGATTTCAAACCCTTCTGCATCGCGTGTCTTCACTTCCTGCTTTGCCATAATGACCGTTGGCGTGATCGTTACAGCAGCCCGACTGACAGAGGCAGTCTTCGCAAAGTCTTCTGTGTTAAAGAAAACGCTACTCAGATCTGCTTCTATCAAGTCGTCGAGGCTCATAATTAAGCACCGTATGCGTAGGTGTACTGTGCTTCCCACTTGGCGATCGTGATGGAACCAACGCCGGTTCCGCTCGCTTTGTGGATCTGAATGAAAGGTTGCACGTTCTGCCCACTTGAGATAGCAGACATATCAAACGTAGTGCCTGCGGCTACACGCTCGCCATCAACAAAGAACCGCACATCAGTGAGGCCAGCTGTGAAGTCGATTGTGAGTCGCTTGTAGGTAGAACCGAGTGTGGCACCAGTGGCAACATCGTCATTGTCAGTCGTTCCATCGTCTGTTTCTGCGACCAGAGCAGAGGTTGAAACGCTGCCGTCAATCTTTAGCCAGGCATTGACAGCAACGCTGTCTTCAGTGTCGTTCTGTGCCGACCCAACGCCGACCACAACATCAGTCACAGCGTCGATGCCAGCCACTTTCACGACTGCCTCGACATACTGAAGCTTGGCAAGGTCCATCGGTAAGACATCGTTCTGATAAAGTGTCAGAACCTCTTCTTCGCTGGTTGCTGCCATTGTGAGTTTTGCACCACCGCCATCTTCAGTAATACCCAAATAAGTAGGTGCCCCTGAAGACGAGTTATCTTTAATGGTCCAGCCGTTATGCCCTGGAGTTGTCGAAAAGACTTGCGCCCGATCGAACAAATCACATAAAGTTCTGGTTCCTCTTGTTACACTCATGATTAAATCCTTTATGGTTTGTGTTGTTAATTGCCGTTTATAAAGCCAGCGGATTAAGCTCCAGCGTGCTTCTGAATTCCGCGATGGTTCATGGCCTTAACGCCATAAGTCTGAAGGATGATGGTTTCCAGAGACAGTTTCTTGAAATCACGGTCTGTTCTGGTAACTGGCGATTCCTGACCCTGAAGGAAGGTCACTTCGATCGTGTCCACCTGGCTGGGAGACGCAAACAGATAGATAGCTGTAGTGCTGTCTGCATCCAGTAGCGGCTCAATAATCGGCACCAGCCCGGTATTGATGTTTGCCACACCTGAATGAGTCGCATTCGGATCAGCAATTGACCGAACCAGCTGCAGGATTTCCTGGCGTTTTGTCGATGGTGCAACGATGTAAACAGGCTGGATTGACAACACGTCGTCGCCTTCTTCACCTTCTGGAGTGTTTTCTCCACGCATCTGCATCATCTTCGTCGTCATAGCACTGACAGCTGCCGTGTAATCAGAAATCGACCCAGTCGTGAGGTTGGCTCGCTTCCTTGCTCCAGTTGCTGCTGAGAACAATGCAACACTGTCTGACAGGGTTGGATTTGCAGTTACCTGAGACCATGCCACAGCGTTCACGGTTCGTGCTGCTGCCATTCCCAGAGAGAACGGTGCGCGACTTAGAACGTCCATGTCATCGTTTACCAGAGTCTTATAACTCAGGCTCAATTCCAGCGACCGAGACTCAACACCGTAGGTTTCTTCTGCATCTGCCATGCTCGCCTTCTCTGGGTCTTTGTTATCAACCCAGATCGGCAGATTAGGCACCGCACCAAGACGCATACGATGAATCGTCTTGAAGTCGGAAACAGAGGAAGCCTGACGCATTGGCCCGCGCCATGTTGCCGGCGCTTCAGTGTAGCCCAGCATCATAGACTTGTTGGTTGCGTCCTGTGTCAGCTTCGCAAAACTACTCGTAACATGGTAAGCAGCTTCACGTAATCCAGCCTGTTCACCGAACCCGAGAGCGGCAATAGCGATGTTGTCCCGCGTCATATTGCGAGTATCAACACCATCGATTTCCAGGCTCATACGAGCAAGGTCAAACAGTCCTGCATTCTGGTAGTTTGCGGCATCTTTTGACCGCAGTTCTTCAGGATACAGAGTATCGATGTTCTCTTTCTTGCCGTTGGTATCACGCAAAGCACGCATCGTAAGAGCTGTGCCGATTGCCTGACGCCCCCGGTCTGCTGGTTGCTCATCTGCAAACCGAATGAAGCTTCCAGGAACGGATTCCTGCCGTTTGGCTTTGGAATCGATGATCAGCGTGCGTGCTTCTTCAATCGTGTCTACATCGCTGAATTCGCGATTGTATTTCACGCCTGCCAGTTCACACAGAGACTCAACCTCTTTACGGAAAGCCAGCTTTTTCTCTTGTTTCCGTTTGTCCATTTCCTCAAACGCATCAATAATTGCCTGACGCGTCAAAGGCTGGTTTTCTGGAGTCGATTCGTTGCGGGCTTCCTTTTGTTTTTCAGCACCCTTTTCTTCTTCCGAGGCAAAAAGCTTGCTCCGGTTTTCGACCATCCACTCCTGTGCCTGGTCGTCGGTCAGTTTGTCATCCATTCCACGCTCAACACAGAGCTTACGCAATTCTTCATTCATTTCAAAAACCCTTTCTTTCTGGTTTTTATTAGGCTGTAAGCCCCGTAATTTTGCCTGTTCATCAGCCCCGATTGGAGTAATTGACCCTTCTCGAAGCTTCCATTTCGTTGCAACGTTGACAGGTCCTGTAAATTGCCTGCCGTTGATCGTTGCGATTGTTCCTTCCTCAATATATGTTTCCGCTAATACCTCAAAGCCTGCTGAAACGTCGGTCACATGGCCTTCCCGAACCTTTGTGAATGACTTGTCTGCTGTCGATGAAAAGTGCAGGTTTCCACGGACTCTGTTTTCTTCTACTTTCAGCCCACGGATGCTGCCGATTTGATCTTCTGTTGAACTGCGGTTGTGATTGTCGAGTAGTGGAACCTGTCTTGATGTTGGCAGTTGAACGCCTTCTGCAAGCAATATGCGTTCGACATACTCACCACGGCTCCAGTCGTATTCGCGAACGGGAGTTTCGGTTGAAATATCAGCCTCGATAGTGCGCGTTTCTTCGTTGAGGGTTGAAGTACGCACGCCGAAATTTCGGAATTCCATTTCTTTCAATTCAGATTCACGCATTTGTAAACGCTTCCTCTGTCGCTGGTTTCTTCGTTTCCTGGCTGTCATCATCATCCTCATCTACTGATACCGGAGAGGAGTCCACTCCGATGGTTGACATTATCCATTGCTCAGGCAGTCCCTTTGATCGCGCCGACTCAATGAAGTCCCGCATTTCTGCCATCGTTTCTTCAAGGTCGACACCAGCTGCAGCGGCCTCCCTTTGTGGTGACGACCTGCCACCTGACTTGCGTAATCGTGAAGCGTTTTCGTCTTCTGATGGCTTGATTGATTTCGAAACAGGCCCTTGCCAGTTGGCTGAAAGGTAGTTCTCTTTTCTCTCTTGGAAATCCCGAGCAGAAAAACCTTTGACACCATCGAAAAACCCCGACTGAACACCCGCAATAATCACGTTTTCATAGACTGGCTGTGAGAAACTGCTGAAAAACCAGTCCTGAACACCCTCGATTTCTGGCCATGTATCGTTGTCTGCCGCTCGCTCTGAGGAGAATGAAGAGTTTTTATAGTCACCAGTTAGCGTACTACCCTTGATTCCCGGCACACCTGCTGCCTGTGTGCGCTGCATGTGCTGAATAAAGTTGTTTAAATTGGCATTTGGTCGCTGTGGATCGAATGATTCAATAGCCCCTGTCTGCCCCAGATCGAGCAACATTCCCGGCTGCATATTTGTAACCGCGTTACCGTTCATGTCTGTCAGACCAGTGTTTCCGCCTTGCAAACCGAATCCTGTTTGCCCGTTTGACCTGCGATAGCCGAGAACAACACACGCGGCCTGTAGCGCTGCCTGAATCTCTGTGTCTTCGTATGACCTGGTATTCCGCATCGGGAGCAGAAGAGAGGCAAACCAAGGAACCCCACGTATCTGGTCGACATCTTCAGACGCATAAAGGTGAGTCATCTCTGAAGCAGGAACACGAATCGTAGAACCACGCCTCGCGTTCATTCTGGGGTCAGATGGGTGTGCGTTTAGAATGTGGTAGGCTTCGCGCTGTTCGTCATCGTCGAACTCAATGCCGTAGAATATGCGATCTGAAATCAGGGTTTCATCAAGTCTGTCGGCATGAATCAACTGCAATTTCAATGGGATCGTCAGACCCCGGCTTCGCTGCTCTCTTCGTGTCAGATAGCGGAATCGCGGGAGAACTTCGCCGCCCAATACAGTTGCACGCAATGCATTTTTGTGGATGTCAACAAGATGCTGACCACCCCGGCCCGGCTTGCCTCTGTAGTCAAGCTCTTTGTAAACAGCCTTCCACAATTCAACGGCTCGCCGCCGATACTCTAAGTGAGGATCGCCATTTTTAAGAGTGGTTTGCGGCTGTGGTTTCGGGAACCGGCCAACCACCTTAGATTCCAGCGTCCGAATGATTTTCCGAGCAGCGGTATTATCACGGAATAACTTCCAGCTCTGCTGTCGCAGGCGGTCGACCTGTTCCCTGGGGATCGCATTTTCATTTAAACCAGCGCCAATCTGGAACGGATTCAAACGGTTATTTCTGCCTGCTTCGTACCCCTGTTTTCCGCTGGTGAAAGCTTCGATTTGCTGCATAGTAGCGCGGGCGTACTGTCTCCGCATCGCCCACCCTGGCGCTACCACCGAAATCGCTCTATCGAGTACGTTGCCGATCACGTTATGTCCTGAATCCTTCCAAGGGAGGCCATGTTGCCACTGTTGGTTGATTCATTCAGTTCCTGCATCAGACCTGATTCCATCTCTCGAAGTGTTTTAAGCTCCGCCATACGTTGTCGACGGTCGCCGGTTCCGTATTCCTGAGACGTTAAACAACGATCAATCGCCGCGCGAACGGCTGCTAATCGGTCCGATGCTGATTCTGATGTGTATGCCATAACGCAACTATTACTTATTGGTCCTCCGCTTCGTAGATGGCTTTTGACTATGCGGCAAACGTGTTTCTAAATTGACATGATGAGTCTGGATAATCGGTTGTTCTGGCTTGAAATCCTGGCTCCAGGTATGCCCGCAGACATTGCACCTGAAATATTTTCGCAGCAGCGTATTCCCTTTCTTGTAAGAGGAATAACGCTCGCCTTTACCACCCCACTCGCCATGACAGGTAGGGCACTTCTCGTAATGCTTCACATCGTTACTCATCATCTGCCCCTTCTGGATTGCAGGCTGTGTAAATTATTTCTTGGCAAGACAACACCACTACCATCAGTGGCTATCAGCATTGCAGCGCGACTGTACCGCCTGCAGTCTCTCACATCGTTGGGAAAGCTTTCGTCAATTCGCTTCCATGATTCGCGGTTGTTGTTACTGGTGTCTGTGTCTTGAACCGCTGCGTCATTCAGGATCTGCTGGAGAAAGTCCTGGTGTTCGTATGGAGTCCCTAAAAACAGGGATGAGGACAACTGGTCGCCTGGTCTTCGGGTATTGATCGACTCATCCATCCAGTCTTGTGATCGGTAGGTATCTACAATAAAAATGCGTGTTCCCGGTGCCGATGTCCCTTTGCCGAGTATCGACTCCTGAACCTCGCACAGCATCGCCTTGGAAGACCCTTTACAGGGGTAAACATGCTGTCCGTTCTGCTGGCTGATCGCACAGAAATCGTAAACGCTTCGCGGCCTGTAACCACTGTCAATCAGAGTGATCAGCGGTTGTAACGGTTCGCCGCCGTCCTCATGCTGGTAAGACTTCCCGAGAATACTTACTGCGAACTCTTCAAGGTTGTCGACCGTTCCATAATCCATCGTGTGTGACTGTTGTGCTGGCCCCCATGCGTCGACGACGTAAACATAGAACTCCTTCTGCTTGTCGACTCCAACCGTCACCATACTGGCCCATGATGGGATAATATGACGAGGTGTATTCACAATAATCCTGTCTCCTAATTGCTTCCACGTCTGCTGCCTGGAGAACAGTTCCCATGTTTCTGCTTTGTCTTCGTTGGTCCATTGCCGGAAGTCCTGCAGCTTCTTTTTCTTTGCGAGAAAGTCAGCTACAATCTGCCCCCACCCATGAAAGAGGGCATAAAACACACTTATCTGTGAACCGTACCGATTCCCATTAACCAACGGCTCTTTAAGTAACCAACTGGTGTCATCTGGAGGAAGCTCTCGCGCGGTCATCGCCCTTTCATGGTCGATATCACATCCTGCAGGACACCAGACACCCCTGTTTACCATTTCAGATCTGTGGATATCGTCAATCCTGCCCTCGCAAAACTGGCACACATAATGAGCTGTTTCCTCTGCCAGTTGTCTATCTGTGGTTCCATCCTCTGTTTTATCCCAGAATATTCCCCCTGGCGTCTTGCCGTCTCCGAACCGGATCACTTGAAACATAAAGCAATGCGGACAGGGGAAGTAAAATTGATGGTTTGTTGACTGCAACCGCCCTGATTCAACCCGGCTTTTCCCCTTCGTCCCTGGTGTTGACTCCAGAACAAACTTTCTATCAGGGTACTCCGCCCCACGCTTCAGGAATCTCGGGAGCGGATCACCTTCCGTCGATGTTGATGCGTGTTCCCATTTGTCAATCTCATTCGCCACACCTGCCGGAATCGACTTGTCAGCCAGTCGAGACTTTCCCCGAGGCCACGCACCGTAAACCGTTGCCCGCTTCAGATCGATTTGCAGTTTTGATTGCATTCGTTCTGATGGGCATTGACTCCGCAAGGTAGGGCAGTTCTCAAACATCTGCCACCATCGCTTAAACACCGTCTTACAGTTGGTTTCGTCGGGAGTCGCAAACATCATTTCGCATGGGTCCAGATCAGCACGCCGCATCAGGGTCGACAACGCAAAGTTTGTCTTTCCCATACGCGCAGCCCACTGCAGCCAGATCTCATTAAACTGCGGATTGTCGAAAGCCCAGCACGGCCCCTGTGGAGCTGTTACCCAAGGAACGCGGGTTTCGTCGAACGCCTGCCCATTGTGGAAGTAGAATCGCTCAAGCAACCAATCCCGTTGTGACATCGGCTCTGGTGGAACCAGCGAGTCTGTGAATGCTTGGCAGACAACACTGCTCATTCGCCAATCCCTGCTTCTACAATTTCCTTTAACGCCAGTCTCACTGCGTGTTCCACTTTCGTTTTCGTCACTCCCTTAATTTCCCCCGGAACCATTGCCGCGATTTCTGCCCCCAACCCCATCAATCGCGATCGCATCCTGACACAAACTGAGGCAATATCCTTTTGGACGGTCTCGATTTCAATCAGCTCGCCTTCCAGCTTCCGATTCTCAATATCGAGTTTCCGACCGCGCTGCCGTTCTGTTTCTAACTGTGCCCTGAGAATTTCTTCTTTCAGGTCTGAAGTTTCTACATCTTCTGATGATCGGGATTTGACGTTCTTAGATCGCCAGTCAATAATTTCTGAAGCAGTAGTTTTAGGGCACCCATCACTTATATTTCTTGCCAGTTGGCGACTTGAAATACCTACCTCTTCCGCAAGTTCATCTACTGTTTTTTCC